GGATATGCCATATTTATTTTATTAACTGACTTCTAATACCTTCGTTTTTATATTTTGAAAATCCAAAATCTATTTTTTTTGTTGTTCTAATACCAACAGGCCTATAAAAATGTTTTCTACAAGCCATTATTGATAGCCCACTGCTTATTGAAGCATCATAGGCTGTTCTTTTTGATATATCAAATTTAGCCCAATCTTCAAGAGTTCTTTGAAAATACATATTACCATATCCATTTTCATTTTTACCTACATACTCTTCTATGTAAGACTCTATCGCGGCAGCGTGAGCTTGTCTTATATCCTCCGAACTATTTGGAATACCACCTAATTCGTATTCTGTTTTAGATAAATTTTTTTTAAGCTTATCAGGGCGGTTCATAGAGAATCCTCTATAACCTCTTCTTTTTAAATAATATAATAGTCTAGGTTTATTATTTTCTGCAAGTATTGGCATACCATAAAAACAGCAAGCCATAAGTACATCTTCAAAAAATATTTCAGCTGTTTGCGGTCTAGCTACATATTCTAAAAAAAATTTATTACTAGGTACATCAGATACCATTGAAAATGTTGTTAATCCATGTAACGCCCCATTGGATCCCTGACCACCTACAGTACCTGATATATCATAAGAGTCACATCCAAAAGCGCCTAATCCATCATTACCAGGATATTTTGTACCGTTTTTTTCAATAATATTATTTTGTAAGGATTTAGGTGGTGTCCAACTTATATAAAATCTACCGTTTTTTTGCGGAACCCAATTAACATTTGAATCTTTAACACCTTTTTCCCAACTAAAATTTCCTCTAACCACATATCCTTTAGCTGTCATTTCTTCATTATAATCTATTTGTTCATATATTTTTGTAAGATTAAATAATGAATTTAATGTTTCATCTCTAAAAGCATGTTTTTCAGATCTTGGAAATTGTCTATAATATTCGTTTAAACTATCTGAATCATTTTTTAAGCCGTCAACTTCATTTTCCCAATGCTCGATAACCCCTGTATATATCTCTTCGCCATCAATTCCTTCAATCGGTTTTGATGGTGTATTGAATACAGGATACCCATACTTGTCAATAAATCCTTCGTAGCCCCATTCCATAGGTAAGAACAAAGAATATAATCCACTTGAAGTCTGGCCATTTTTATTTCGTTTTGTAACGTCTGAGTCATAGTATAATTTTTTAAAATTATCCCCACCTTTATCTAATGCATTAGAAGTGGAACCCATCATACATTTACCTACTATCTTCGACCCGAGACGGAGACACGTTTTTGTAACCCTCCAGTTATTGAGGATGTTGTCCGGCCTTTCCCATTTACCCGATTCATCATGGATGAGGAGCTGTAGTTTCTCCCCATCGTAGGAATTATCGCCGGTGTTCTTCCAGTCGATCGTTGTATCCAATCCGGTCGGCGTATCCTCTTCGGTTCCCGCGGCTCTAATGGTATTTCTCGTGAGCCTCCTTGACGGGACCTTGTAGGATAGCTCAGTCTTGGGGCGTTCCATACCGTCCTGTATTGGTTTGAAAAAGAACGGATAGTTCGTGGATATAGGTACCACCTTGTCTGTAAACATCTTCTTCGCATCAGCTCCTGTCTTTGATAATATCCCAAACCTTGAATCCTTTGTAGTGGTTGCAATATTGACAACTTCTGAACTCGCCATAAAGGAGAAACCAGACCGTCTATTTTTGAGGTAGCACATTCCATAGGATCTATAATCCAATTTACAGGCTTCCCAGAAATAAAAAAATAATCTATTTGCCTGTCTAAAATCTGGTGATCCCACGTCGATCTTAGTCCAGTTGAGGTATATATAGTGCGACCCTGTAAGGAAAGTCGGTATTCCGTTGCACATGAACCAATAACCATCATTCCGATAATTAAACTCAGCGTCAATATACTTATAGTATTTTTCTTTAAGATCTTCTTTATGTTGTTTAAAATCATATATAGTTTTTATTCTATTAAGTGATTGCGGTCTTTCCTGTTTAATAAATACTTGATCTTCTTTTTTTAAATCAGATCCATTTATTTGTTTTGGAATTTGAGGTATTGCTACCTTTAGACCTTGAATTTCATATATATCACCTATTGTACCATCCTTACTTATTACAACACAATCAAGTTCCTCATTATATCCGGGTTTAAATTTTTTATATCTGTTTTGATTTTTTATTTTTTTATCGTCTAAATGGCTTGTGTGAATTGAATATAAATTTTGTTTATACATTATTTTATTCTATCTTCTACACCTAAAAACTTTACAGATTTGTTTTCTTTTTTACTATCAGAAAGCTGTTCTATTTTTTCTATTATTTTTAAAGAATCATCTATTGCAACCCATTTTGCTTGTGCTGCTATTTTTGCTTTTTCAGGATCTAATTCTTTTAAATTTATTTCTTGTCTAATTACTTTTTCAAGCTCAACTAAAGCTTTTTCCGAAGCATCAATTACTTTTTGTGTTCTTGACATATGTTATTTGGTTTGATAATATTCTATATAATTTTTGATTTTCTATATTAAACTCATATTCAGAGTCAGGTGTAAAGCCCACCACGTCTCCACAGGATAGCCCTAATTGATTTAAATACTCATTGCTATACACAAGCTTACCTAATAATTTTTTTTCTTTTAAAACGCTCCATTTAGAAGTGTCTTTTAATGGCTTAACAAAACAAAATTCATTAAAACATTTCCATTTATTATTATTTTTATAAGCAAATATTTCTTCTGGAGAAACAATATATTCATTTTCATTTATAAAAGCAGCAGAATTTTTTTCTTTGCCTCTTATATCATACCATCTTCTAAAAACATTATGATGTAATATAACTTCGTCTCCTTTTTCAGCGGGTGTTTTTATGCAAATTGGTGTTGATAATATTTTACCTACCCTATTAACAAAATGATAATCTCTTTCAGTTATTTCTGTATTTAATATTAACTCTTTATTATCTATTTGTTTTGAATTATTGTATCTATTATCACAAGATATAATATAATTATAGATTGATTTCATTTTTTATTTATTAACCATCCTATAAAACAAAACATAATCCATCCAAATGCTATGCTTAGTATTGTAAGATCTTCAGTATTCAATTTAATAGTCTAAATTATATTCTACAGATATTGCCATATTAGAATTAAAATGTTTCCAAGGTAATACCTCATCATTTTTTTTAATAAATATTTTATACGATTGATCTTCTTCTATAATATCACATATAGTATGACCACCATATACTTCTTGACCAACAGAATAATGCATTGCTTCATTCTTGTAATCTTGCCCTATTGATATTTTTCTTATTAGTTTCATTTTTTATTATTTTGTAAATTAAATAAAGTATGAATTATTATAGCAACGATACCATGTAAAAATATCTTAGGATAAGCAAGCTCTGCGGGAATGATTTGATTAAATACACCGAACATATATAACATACATGCAAACGCATTTATACCTATTATTGATTGTCCTAACCAATATTTTATGGTATCATTCCAAAAAATTTTTAAACCTATAAATATTACTGCAATTATACTAAATTCAATTAAAAACTGTTTCATTTAATTAATATGTCCAAAGTGTTATTGGAGGTGCATCTGGATAACCAATACCCACGTGCACAAAATTATTTTTTCTACTAACTCCTATTCTTGTAAAGCCAACTTCTATTGCAGCTTTAACTAATTTAAATGTTGCTTCGCCACCTATACAAGCTATATCAACTGCTGCACCGTATGCATGCTCACCAGGTGATTTCTTTTTTGCTTCTATAGGATGATCTGGACTTCTATATGTTGATGTTAATTTAATAGGGTAACCATAGGCTTCCCGTAAATCATCTAGCATAGATAGAAGCTTTTCGTCCATCATTTCAAAATTACTAAATTCAGATTCATTGAAGTATTTCATTTATTTTTTTAATTTTTGTGTTATGCCAATTACAGTATATACTATTGTTAAAAGTAAAACTACAGTTTGTAGCATCGGATTTATATCCG